GTCTCTGGCACATGTGAATACAATAGAACCTGTATTGATACCAACAGTGTCTCTAGCCTTCTTAAGACCACCAGAAGTTGCAGATACAAATGTGTGGTTTCCACCAAGAGTTGCAATACCAACATAAACAGAAAATGTGTTTACACCAACGTTATAAATTGGCAACCACTTATTAAGATATGGATCGGAATATCTTGGATATGCCTTGGTAGCAACATCACCATCAAGATCACATGTAAATGAGATAGAACCCAAATCAAACTTAACATATTCACCAGCAACAAAACCATGATTTGCAATGGTTGGTTCTAGTACACCAGTACTAGTATTATACGTTGCCGTCGAAATTGTGTGAGATGACTCATTGATGTAAGAATGTCCAGCACCCACTGTCATTGTCAACTCACCTGTTGCAGGGTTGTAGACTGATGTGGAGATACCACGTTCTCTGATTGTAGATACACCAACTCTTATCTCAAAGGTATTAGTTGTAGCAGAAACAATACCTACATTGAGATTGTGAATCGGATCTGTAGGACGAGGATATGCGTGAACAGTTGCATAGTTATCCTTAGCACACTTGAATGATAATCCACCAGTCACAACACCAACTTTTTGGGTTGGTCTTTGAACTGCACCAGTTGTAGAATTTTGATACCAGTATGGAGTGTAGTCTCCACCACCAGTAATCACTGCATCTGTACCAACACCAATTAATCTGTATGGATACGCACCACCAGAAATAACTGCCTCTACAGCAACACCCTGATTAGGAACAAAGGAATAGATCTGTGATGATGTTGTAGGTCCTACGTTTACAGTAAAGAGTGTTCCAGCAGCACCAACTATATCTACAGTTTTTTCATAATATGGGTCTTGTGGTCTAGGATAGAAGTGATTTGTTTGGAAAGCATCCTGTTCACATTTGAATACGATAGATCCAGGCTTAAACTTAATTGCTTCACCAACTTGGAAGTTATGAAGTCTGTCTAGAGAGACAGTCATAATACCAGTCTGCGGTGTATATGCAGCAAATCTAATATTGTACTTGACCTCTGTTGTTATACCAACCTGAGTTGTAATTGTAGTTCCAGCAACACTAACAATAGGAACCGCAGTCTCATAAACAGGATCTTTAGATCTTGGATAGTATTTGGTGCGAACATAACTGTCAGCCTCACAAGCAAATCCCAATGATTCTGGTCTGAATTTGAAACTTTGTCCCGCTCTTAGATCATGAGTTCCAATACTCACGGTCATGATACCTGTAGAGGGTGTGTAGTCCGCCCCAGACACGGTGTAATCTACTCTGGTAGTAATACCAGCAAAGACCTCAAATGTGTTTGTAGAGACGTTACTGATAGGAACCCAAGTATTGCTTAGAGTATCTGTAGTTCTTGGATAATATTTTGTTGTTGTAAATCCATCAAGTGAACACTTCCAACCAATAGAATTATCTGCAATTAAAACTTGATCACCATTTGAGAATCCATGATTAGGAACAGTGATGGTCAAGATACCCACTATAGGGTTATAGTTAGCAGTTGTGATTGAATGTTGACTAGGTCCTGATAATCCATGGCCAGGCACTGTCAAAATTAATGAACCAGTGCTAGGAGTATAGTCTGCATTAGTGGGAGTGAACGATCCTCCGCCAGGAATAGTAATTGCATCAGCAACAGCACTATCAAAGGTGTGTGCATAATCTCCACCAGTCTTGATAGTCTTCTCATCAGAACTTACATATGTGTGTGCATAATCACCGCCAGCAAAGGTCGATGTTGCAGTTGCACCGATAAAGGAATGTGCAAAAGGTCCTCCAGTAAGTAATGCACCATCCACTGCACGAATAAAGGTATGATCATAGTCACCACCATAAACTAAAGCACCATTGATTGCTTCTGAGAATTGATGAGTGTATTGATCTTTAGGAGGTGCAGCACCAACATCTATTGCAAGTGCAGTACCAGCATAACCTGTGATAGGTAGAGATGTATCGTATGCAGTAGATCTACTTCTTGGATAGTAATGGAATCTAGCACCATTGTCTATTGAACATGTAAATGCAAGACCAGATAATATAACATCCTTGCCTACCTTATATCCATGAGGAGCAATAGTAGTAACAGTCATGATTCCTGTTACGTTGTTATACTGAGCAGTTCCAATACCTAATGCAGGGTCATAGTCACAAGTAAATCCAATACCAGAAAGTATTACACAATCATCTTCTGTAAGGTTGTGTCTATCTCTTGTAAAGATAGTTGCAATACCAGATGTTTCATCATACTCAACACCACCAACACGAACAGATGGAGCACTTGTAAATGTGACTGCAATACCAGTTACGTTGACAAAATCATCAGTTTCTAATCCATGACCTTCATAAGGTATGAATGAACCAATACCAGCACCAACATTTGCAGTATGAATACCAGTGGTTGTCATTGCAGCACCGATATTAACGGTGAAGTTTAAGTCACTTGCAACACCAACAACACCAAAGTATCTGTTTGCATTTGATGGGAATATAATATCACCAATACCTGTGCTAAATGCAATACCAGATAACTTAACAACGTTTGAAGTTGTCAATCCATGAGCAGATGATGAAGTAATTGTTGCAATACCAGAAACTGCATCATACTCCAACGCATTTATATTTTTCTCGTCGCCACTCTTATTACCATATGCAGTAACAGTTGTAATTCCATTTACAGGTGTACCATCAAGGAATCCAACAGTCTTAGGAGCAAAGAATCCTGTTCCACCTTCAACAATAGTAAAGTTTGTAACGATACCAGCTTCGGCTCTGTTTACAACACCACCACCCACATAATTATGTTCAAATGTGGAGACACCAACAAATGCTCTGAATGTGTTTGTAGTGTGACCACTAAGAACATCAAAACCAATGACGTTTCTACCTTCCATGATTGCGGTATCAACGCCTGCTTGCACCAGTCCCCCGCTAACATAGGTTAATGGTTGCGTACTAACACCGCAATCTACTAATACATTGAGACTGTCAATTACTTCTACAATAGGATATGCGTCTTCTCTGAACAGATATGTGGTTATGCCGTTTGTAACTTGAACTTGTTTTACAACTAAACTTCTACTTCTGTTAGTTGCAGTTCCAATGTAGTGACCACCTGATACACCAATAGTTGCAATACCAGTAATGTAATCATACCCAAATGTATTGATATTTCTGTTTGCAGAAACAGGAGTGAATGTAAATCCAGCGCCTGTAATTCTGACTAAATCGTTTTCAACAAATCCATGAGACGTACCACCAGTAACAAATGTACAGACACCTGTAATGTGGTTATAATCCGCTGTGGAGATGGCAACTGCTGAACCAGCAGATGTACCCATCTGTGCAGAAATACTCGCACCATAACCCTGTGAGGATCTTACAGTGACCTCTGGTGCGTTTCTATATCCTTGTCCCTTTCCTTCTAGTTGAATAAACTGAAGACTACCTGTTGATCCAACACCAACTCTTGCTGCAGCTTTGAGAGGTAAGTAATATCCAGCACCAGTTTGCAATCCAACTTTATTAATTCTTCCAGCTCTAGGAACTCCACTCAGGAAGTTAATCTTATTATCTGCATTATCAACAATCTCAAAGTCAAGACCAGGCGTTTGAACAACATTGTTGATCAAAATGAACGGATTGTTATTAATGTCTACACCTGTGTTGACACTGTTGTAGAGAGCAGTAACCACACCAAGGTTTTCTGATAAGTCAAACTGTGTGCCTGCAACACCTGTAAATTCTAGTGCAATATCATCAAGAATTACGTTCTTATCTTTAGGATCAAATGGGTCTAGTTTTCTAGAGAATAATCTACCAGCAAAAGAAGAACTTGTTTGTAATCCAATAGGTCCTGCTTTACCATACGGTGCATCAGTAAAGAAGATATTGTCATCAATAATATTATAATCACCAGTATATACTGAGTACGCAGTTCCTACACTATGACTTGTAGAAATAGTACCAAAAGCACCTCTTTCTACAACAACTTGAGATTGTGTAGATGTACTGAATACAGGATAATACCCTGCTCCAGTTTTGAAGATAATAACTTCCGATATTGTTCCTAGACCACTAATTACAGGAAAGAAAACACCCTCAGTTAAAGGTGTAGTTGTTCCTTCAATTATGATCTTTGGAGGATCGGTTTTGGCATACCCCGAGCCACCATCTAAAACCTCGACATTAACTACTCCATATACTGAGTTAAAAGACGGTCTTAGTAGAGCTCCTGATCCTGGCGTAACTCTTGTTGACATTTACTCGTCTTCCTCAAATAATGTTAATAGAACTGCTGCAATAGACTCTGGTAACACCAGTACTATCACGCACTATACTAAAGGTTAGAATATCATCATTGGCCGTTGCAGGCGGTGGGTTTCCACCAACCCATTTGATACCGTTTGCAATAGATGCTCCATTCACTGTACAGGAATCTCCGTATGTGTATCCTATTCCAGCATTATTGATCAGTGTAACTGTTGTTGCCTTACTGTTGTCAGGGTTGACATTAGTGAAGTTCCAAGAAGTAACAGATGTAGTTATACCACCTAGAACAACTGTTCCTTGTGATAAGTCAAATGTGAACGTACCGCCTGCACTTACAGTCAACTGATCACTAAAGTTTCCTACAACTTTCTCTGTAATATCAGAGTTAAAGTTGACCTGATCCATTAATGTACTTGCACCACTTACTTGGATATCTCCTCGCACATCCAATCTACATCTAGGAGCAGTAGAACCAATACCAGTGTAGGCTTCGTTAGTAACTACAAAAGACTTATTATCTGATATCGCTGCATCGGAAACTCGTAATCCTTGACCATTACCTTTAGCAACTGCCCAAATAGTTGGTCTTTCATTTGAGAATGATGCAACTTCTAATTGTGAAGTAGGTAATGATGTTCCAATGCCGACCATACCGTCTGCTTTGATTCGGAACATTGTTGTTGCAGTTCCAACCTCAATAGGACCATCTGCAATCGCACCAGGCTGTTGAATAGTAATCTTACCAACATCTGCATAACTTGTTGTAACAACACCAGATGTATTGATGTCAATGTTATCTGTAACACTCGCTGCAAGACCAGCAAGAACTGATGTAGATGCAATACCACAGTTGGTAGAATATCCAGCAGTGCTAGCGAAAGAAACAAAACTTACAAGGTTAGATCCGTCTCCGAAAATATCGTAGATTTCGTTGAAGTTATTATTAATCTTAATAGTCCCTGCCAATAGGGTATCGCCAGTCCCATCATTGGGAGCCGAACCAGTACTAATCCCTTGTTTAGACATTACTTAAAAACGTTTTTCTTTATTTATAGTTAATATGGAGGGTTATCATCGTGAGTAGCAGTTGTTGTATCCATTCGAGTCACAGTTGAGTTAACTCTATTAGTGTCATAATAGAAATCAGTAGCTACTGTACTGTTTGCAATAGCGAATCTTGCCTGTACGAATGTGGTGTCTCCAATCTGATTAATCTTAACTAATTCATCATCCATTTTGATGATGTCACCCTTAGAAAGAGAACCAATACCAGCACCGATTGCAATGCCCTGATCACTTGGTCCAACTGGGTCGGAGACCTCAACACCTAACTTCTTGTTCTTGATAGGTGTCTGAATAATATTATCAATCATAATCAAGGCCTGCTTGTTAGGATCTGCAACCTTGAGAAGGTGAGTTCCTGTTCCTAGACCTGTAAATTGGAATGGTAATGATGTAGATAATCCAGAAATTCTAAACTTAACATCATCAACCTTCTGAACAAACAATTCATTAGGCATCACATCAGTTCCAAGTTCAACTGGACTTAAGAAAATATTGTCAGTAGGTGTAGAACCACCAACATATGTACCAGCAATAGAGATTACGTTAGTAGAGGCATAACCAGTACCACCACTTACGACTTGAACATCAGTAACATCCAAGTTACCATCTCTGGTGATATTGAACACTGCACCAGAACCAGATCCATTATTTGTCGATGGAACATTAAGATACGATGTCTGAACACCTGTTCTTGTACCAGTAACTTTCGTAACTGGGAATGTAAGATCATTAGCAGGAGTTGCACCACCCAAATGAGTTCCAGCAATACTTACATTATCTCCAACAAAGTATCCAGCACCACCAATAGTCAGAGTAACTGCTGTAGATATACACTGTCCAGTAGTTTGATCAAAGTCAAACTTGACTTGGAATCTAGCACCTGTACCTCTGGTGGAGATGCCAGGTAATCCACCATCAGGATTTCCAAATCCATAGATTCTAAATTGATCGCCTGGTGGATTAGCAGTAACTGCTGTTCCTGTAACAGGACCTGGAATCTGAACATTATATCCATTCTCAAACATTGCACTACCACCAATACCAGATGATCTTGCCGCCATGATGATATCTTTAGTTCCTGTGGTATGAGATGTGGTTGCAATACCAATCTTAGAACCACCTTGAGTGTCAAGAATTACAGTCTGTCCAGTCTGGAAGTTGTGATTCTGAATACTAATGATATTCAATGCAAGGTCAACGTTAGCAGTTGCTGCAGCATTATATGACTTCTTAAATACAGGTTCACCACCCACAGAGAGTGAGAACTGTTTACTACCAACAAGTGTTCCTGTTCTGTCATGAGCACCGTTGAAACCAGAGGAGATATCATCTAAGTTCAAGACTTTGTTAGTCTTGTTCAAGATGAAACTCTTAATTGGTCTACCTTCTGGGAAGAAGATTCTCTGTACAGAACCATTAGGTAACTGATCATCTTCAGTAACCATGGCAAAGTTATCTCTCTTACCCAAATACATTTCATTGTCAATGTTTAAGATAAGATCAACTTTAGTATCAACTGCCTTGACCTTCATGTTGTTGGACTTAGCAATACCAACATTTACAAGATCTAGTGAAGTTGCATCTTTCTTGGAATCACTTTCAACAATTAAGTCTGAGAACTCTAAGAATCCAGATGGGTGAACAATAGATCTTACAGACTCTTTCCATGTGGTGTATGGAAGTCTGCTCTTGATTGAGTATGAGAACTTCTGGAAATAGAAGTTATCTGATAGTCTCTGACTGAAATCGTTGAGGATACCAACGTTCATGTCATTCTTAGTAACCTTATCTCTAGTAACACCAAGAGTTGTTCTGACACTGAATCTGTTTACATCTCTTACATTACCTACTAGACCAGATACCTCACCAACCAATGTGTCACCAGCGTTGAGAGTTCCAATGGTGTCTCTCAATCTAAGTTGACTAATCTTTCCATTCCAACCACCTTCTGAGACAAATCCTTCAAACTTCTTGGATGTGACTTTTTCACCAGATAAGAACTTAGCATCGTCAATAATAGTCATATTGAACTTCGCCATATCGTTGAAGTTCACAATAGATCCTAAAGTAAAGTCATCATCATAAGAACCAAGAGTGACAGTAGAAATGCCAGGAGCATCTCCCATATTAAATGTCACAGTTGCATTTGTAGTGTTGACACCTGTAACTGTGTAGAATGAGAAATCGTAATCAGAAGAGTTGAAGTTACCTTCTCCATTTGCAAGTGAAGATGGTTTAATTCTACAGTTCTCGACAAATACCTTATCACCAACAGCAAATGGTAACTTAGTATCTGTAGTTGCATATCCTGTAGTTACGGGTTTATTGAACTGTGGATCTAAAAGAAGTTCAACTGTGACACTAGTACCACTGTGAGTGATAGCATCAATGTCATAACCGTTAGAGTTATTAGTTGTAATGATACTAAGTGGTTCACTGAATTCAAAAGCGTTTTCAATGATATCAACCCTGTCAACAGATCCGCCTTTTACAGTTGCAGCAATTTTTACGTTATCATTACCTCGAACTGCAAGTGTAGGAGGTTGGTTGTATCTTGTACCACCATCAACCACTTGGATCTCATCCATCCTTGCAATACCACTGATATCAACGATTGCAGGGACACTAAGGAAAGGAAGTAAAGTAGGATCAGTAGGATAGTCAAATCCATCCTTAATTCTTTCAATAATATCAATTTGACCAATCTCAGGAGATGAAACCTTAACGATAGCGTCATTACCTTGTGTACTTGCAAAACCAATGACTCTAGGAAGAACAGTGTATCCTTTGCCTGGGAAATTGATCTTGGTGGAGTTAATAGGTCCTCTAGCGTTCTTAGAAGCAGTGCTGTATGTGATTGTACTTACACCGACTCTAGATATCAGTCTTTGAGGTGAAGTTGGTTTTTCTTTTAAGTTAAAGGTAAATGTAGTGTCATCTTTTCGGATAACTTCATGATCGGTTTTTAGAACAACATTTTTGAAGGTTATATTGTTTCTACCTGTAACTTCTGTATCAGAGGTTCCATATGTCTTTCTAGAGTCAGAAGGAACAACAGGAGTCAAGTTATAGAAGGTCTTTCTAGGCCAATCTGTATTTGTAGTGATCTTAACTGTAGCATTAGCGTTTCCTGTGATTCCATCTCTGATAATGTTGAATCCAGTGTCATTAGTACCATTAACGTCTAATCTTTGATTGAAATTGAGATCCTCATAGAAATCAAGTTTCATATCCAAAAGACTTTGATCCGAAACATCAAAAGTGATGACATTACCAGTAATAAACTCTAATGGAGGATTTACCTTAGCAATGAAACTCTGATTGAGTGCAGAAGGTGTTGTAATGCTTGTAATCGCTACAGGATTGGAATCAAAGACATCAGACTTATATTTGCAAAGTTTAATGTTGTCAATATCCTCTCTAAGGACAAAATAGGTTTCATTATTGATCAAACCATCAATAGTGTTGCCATTGTCATAATAAACGACTTTATCACCACTTTGGAAATCATCATCCTTGATATTCAAACTTGTCAAGTCGGCAGAGAAGTCTGTTCTAGTAAATCCAACTTTTGCAGTTGTAACCTTAGCAATAACTGGATCATATCTAAGTGCAACAGTTTCCGCAGATTGGGGAAGGGCATCTAGAGTAATAACGTCTCCAGTGAGTAATCCGTGGGCAGAAGACACTCCAACTTCACCAAAGAACCTTTCTACCTTAGTTGTGACTTTAGGGAAGTTAGTAGTAAGGGAATGTGCAAATCCAGAGTTTGAAGCAACGTTATAGAACCAAATTGCATCGCCTGTAGTAGGAATACCAGTTGTAGATAATCCAATATAGTCTTGTTCAAAATTAATTGCATATACACTACTATCATTGACTAAAACTTCAGTTCCAACACCAGATGTAGCACCAGCTGAAACTTTTGCCCATACAAGAGATGTTCCACCAATACCCATGTTGTAGGTCAACTCTTGACCTGTAAAGAAAGTATGTCCCTTGATATAGATTCTCTGTTGAGGTACAAACCTGTTTTCAATGGTTTGTGATGTAGTTGTGCTTAATCCAGTCAGAGGAATGTCATAATGTGTTCCTGTAGAACCTACACCAACTGTCTCTTGTGGATTAAAGAAGGTAGTTCCATTCTCAAAGGTAAATCTAGTGACAGTTGAGTTGCCAACAGGGAAAGAGAACTTGGTTGGTTTTAAAACAATATTATTAGTGCCGACTGTATGAGTCATTGCAGCACCAACGTAATTTTCTCTGTTTACAAAGAATCTAGAGAATCTTTCATCAATATTAGTAATGGTCATCTGTTCTGTACCAATACCAATGACATCTCCAGCAGCAAATCCTCTTACGTCAGTAACAAAGATAGAAGTGCTAACACCAGTGTTAGTTACGTTATCTAAGTACTTAGCAAGACCAGATGTTCTTGTAATAACACTAACTTTACGAACACCATTGAACTCAGTGAAGTCAGCTGTGCTGATACCACTTAAAATTACACTTTCACCGTTTGCAATCTCATGAGGTGTTGATGTAATACCAGTAATGGTATCTTTAGTCTTAACCAACTCAGTTCCACGGAAAGTGGTAACTCCAATCTGTACAGATTCAACAGCCTTACCTAAAACTGATCCAACGACAATATTTGCCCCAGTTCCGTCAGTTCCAGTATTATCAAGTTCTAATAAGTCATCAACTTTGTATCCATCACCTCTAGAGAAGATAGTTACGGATGAAATACCAGCACTCTTTGTTTTGATGACTTCAAACTCTTGTTTTAAGGCATCTTTTACATCATCAATCAAATCATAGTCAGAATTACCATATGAGAGATAATATGGTGCTACGTTTCTTGTAAGTTCTCTTTCAGTGATATCAATATCCTGATTGAAGAAAGTTACAAAGTTTTCTTCAATAGGAGTGTCTTTAAATGATCCACCAAGCAAATATGGGAATTTTGGTTTAGCAACACCACTAGAATCAACATCTACGCTGTAGAAGTAAGCATATGTTCCATCTGGATACTGTGGAGTCACGCAATAGCGCCCACCATGCACGTCAAGGTCTCCAGAGTTGTCAAAGAGGTAATCATTGGTGAAATACCCAAAGGCAAAGCCAGGGGGTCTTAAACCCGATCTCAGAGTAGTATCAAGAATGTATCCTGACTGTAATCTTCTAACAGCTCCCCCTGTTGGAGTTTGATAACCATAAGGACCATAAATTGGGTTGCCATCGTAAGCATATCCAAGAATAGGAGAGTGGAAAGCGTTGGGTGTCTCTAAGTTGCCTGAATCAATGTTATCTCCAAGTTGGAATCTAAGTTTTTGTGGAGGATAGATACCGATTGTCTGTAATTGGAAGGCAGGGTTCGTACTTGGTTTAGTAAGTAGCGAATCTTCGTCACTAATGATAGCACTGTTCTTCTGAACTTGGTTAATCTTCCATTCACGAACATTTGCAATAAACTTGGCAGATTTACCTCTGTTTTGCAGATCAAGTGTAGTATCGCTTGATCCATAACCAATACCACCATCAAGAACTCTTACACCAGTAATCTTATCACCAGTAATGACTGGTCTGATGTCTGCAAAGTCTCCTGTGGGACTGTAGATGATGATATCCGAGTCTTCACGGTATCCTTTACCAGAAGCAAGGATTTGAACGTCTACAATCGATCCGTCAATGATAATTGGTTTGAGAAGTGCTTGGTAAACAACAGTAGAGATACCAACATCAGGTCTTCTATGGAAATCCATGATATTAGTACAACCATAACCAATACCGCCTTCCTCTAAGTAGACACTTTCGATTTCACCAAGAACTAACGGTGAAAACTCAGGTTGAATGGTAGTTGTGCTACCGATAGCAGATAAACTTTCAACATTAACAACAATCGGAGGATATTTGAAGGTATGCTTACCAGAACCAAATCCACGAATTACAGTTGTCTTGTTTTTGTTGTAATTAACAAGATTTCTCTGTGAGGTGACTCCAACATCACATAATCTAAATCTGTTGCTGTCAATTACCTTAACTGCATACTGTGTGGTTGTAGAAAGACCACTTGCGATAGTTCCATCTGTAGAATACTCAACAATCTCGCCATTATTGAACTTATGATTAAAGGCAAGGACATAATCATCTGATGTGCTGATACCTGACTGCACATCACCGTTAGTAGGTCTACCTTGAACGATAACCTTCTTGTTTGAATAACCAGATCCAGAATTCTTAACGTAGATCTTAGTAATTGTATTTTTAGCAGCTACAGTTGTAAGACTATGGAAACCAAAACTGATATTTCCGATATTTACAGTGTTGATACCAGCCTTAGCATCTTCGGGTGTCTTATGTAACTTAATCTTCTTCTCATTAATGACACCAGCGTAATATGTCGATCCATCAACAATATTAACGATAGGAGTGTTACCTCTTGCATCATAAATGATACCCTCTCCAGATTCAAAGTTATGTCTAGTCTGGAAAGTGATACTTTCATCAAATGTATCAACAGATGTACCGTCAGCCTTAAAGTTAGCTACAATACGACCTCTGACTAAGTTAGATTCAAGGACGGCACCAGTTCCGTTACCACCAGTAACAGTAATCTTGGGTTTTTCCTGATATCCGATGCCAGGAGTAACCAGTTTAACTTCTCTAAAGGATCCAGACACATTAACATGACCAATAGCACCAGATCCTTGTTGATCGTTAATGATGAGTGGCGGTCCTGTGATAACGTCATAATCTTTACCAGAATTTGTGACTTTAATCTCCGTGATGTCGCCGTGGAAGATCTGTTCATCAAAAACAGTAGGAGGAAACAGTTCAACACCGTTTGCTAGTAATCCAACTGCTCTGTTATTGATTTGTCTTTGGTTCTTGTCGTCAAATAAAGTCTTCTGTTTATAATTAGGATACTTTCTAAGAATTTTCTGGTTTTTAAGAGTTTTGTTCTCCCATCCTGACTTATAGATGAACTGTCCAGCAGTATCAGTTCTAACAGCAATATACTTCTTCGCAAATACGTCAGAACCACTATATGACAAATAGAATTCAGTTTGGTTGATGGCAGTTACAAAGTAGATACCAGTGTTGATGCCACTATTGGTTGTATTGTCCCAATAGATCTTATCACCAGTCACATAGTTGTGATTTAAGAGTTGATTGGTGTTTGCACCGACCGTGAACGCTGGGTCATAGGACTGGAGGGTATAAGTAAACCCACCACCGAGTAAAGGTGTCCCAAAACCGTCTACAACCTCAACTGGGGAACTTTTTACAAAGACCTTGTTGTCAGTTGCAAAGATTGGATAGTTAGGTAGACCAGAAGAAGTAATATAGAAGAATTCTTCGTTCTTATCTAAGTAACTATTCTGAATACCAACAGGGAAAGCATCTACGCCTGGGAAATATGAAGAGTTATGAGATGCCTTAGTAACTGTCTTTGTAATTACAGTTGGATTGCTTGGAATTGTTGTGGCAGTTTGAACAACAATCGTATTTGCAAAAACTTTAGAAATATTGGTCGAATCATACTCAATATCTTTGATTGTAATGAGAGATGTATCTCCAGCTTGGTTTTTGATGACCAAAACTTCGTCAACATAGAAAACAACAGAATCGAAGATGTTAATTCTGAAAGTGTTGACGTTTACCTGACTGATATTGGAAATATTGTGACTGGATGGAATATTATAGATCCAGTTGTTGAATTGTGGTAGTTGCCCTAAATCTTTACCGAAAGAAAGGAGTTTTAGGTTGTCACCAATTTGCATATTGGTGGATTGACTTGTATCTGCATCATCAATGACGTTTACAAGTCTGAATTGCATCAAAGATGTCTGACCAAAACCAGCATAAGCATATGCAAGTTTATTTTCAAGAATATCAGCACCAAAAACCAAATCAGTTGTAATACCAGTAACGCCTAGGAACTGATTAATGGTTTTATCGTTATATTGTACGTTTACAAAGTTAGCACCCTTTGTAGGTCTAACAAGAAGACTTCCTGACTGTCCAAATCCAACTGTAGAGTCAACTACAATGGTATTTGATTGAGCACCAACAATTTCAAGTGTTTTTGTCTTACCAGGCACTTGGAAGTTACCATCAAATGACGTAGCATCCAATGATAACTCAAAAAAGTCAGTTTGATTGATTGGTCTGTACTCTACATTGTAGATAGAAGCACTTACAGTACCAATTCCAGCAACATCTTGGAATAAGAAGTTACCAATAGATTGTAATGGTTCTCCACCGAATAAGTTCTCAACTAAAACGTGCTTTGTTTTGAAATATACGTTTGCAGAAGGAGTAATTGTCTTATCAATCGGTTTGAGGAGTTCAATATCCTCGCCATACAAAAGTTTGAAAAGAATCTGATATGAAGAGTCAGTTCCCTTCGACATATAGAAGTCTTTTGCCCTAGTAAGAATATTAGTGACAGATGTTCCACCAATAAAACTTCTATTTTCAAATCCAGGCAAAAATTCAGTCTTGAATTTTGAAAAGAATGTCTGTAAGAATAGATTACTTAAATTTAATACTAAAGATCCATTTGGATGTGCAGCTGCAACCGTTTTATTGAACTGTAGAAACTCCGCATCATCATCTTTTGATATTTGATCAATACCACTGAATCCTCTGGCACAGTCATCGAAAGATGTTGCAGTTTTAGACTTATACGTTATAATTTCATTTCCAATCTTCAACAAACCGTAAGTATCTGGCCAACCAACTGTTGAAGTCACAAAGATCTGACCATCGCCAGCAAAACAACCACTAGTAAGAGTTGTAGATGGAACTAAAGTCTCATTATTGAACGCACCAATCTTTCTATACTCGGCAAGGTTAGTTGCCAAGTCAACTATACCAGATTGATGTTCCTGAGATATGTAATACTGTTCTAAGAAGTCCTTAAACAGCGGAGACTCTTCGTTAATGAACTCAGGAATCTGAGACTCAATTAAATGAGATATCTTTACTCTTTTAATATCTGTCATTTATCTTGTGTAGATTGATTCGCTAGCGTAACTGGATGTTGTGACGTAGGCAGTAGCAGATGTATTCTCACCAGAGGATACAACGTCAGGAAGTGCCTTAACGGAACTATTGGTAACGTCTAATTGGAGATAAAGATCTTTAAGTGCGATAACGTCATTAGATTGAGGGATTGCCTCAACTTGTATCTGACCATTCGCTAAAGAAGTACCTGTTATATTTACCACATCAAGATTAATCTCTCCGTGAACGTAATCGATTGTACCAGCGTCATTTTTAACAACTAATGGTAGATTGTTTACGAGTTTGAAGAAGATAATTTTACCTACGTCTGTGCCAGCAGTAGGAATATCACCTAAGTAAACTGTTCCAGCAATATTACTGACAGTAAATCCAGTAGAACGGACTCCGTATCCATTACGTTGTTTGAAAAACGCATTTCCGTAGCAAAGTTCGTATGTTGCAAAAGTATTGATCTCAGGAGTAATATCCCTTCTCATTTTTACCTTCGTAATGTTGGAAGTAACACCTCTTGCAGAGTCATCAATCAATCCAACAATTTTGGAGTACTTAAATCTACCACCAAAGGCGTTGATGTCAGATGATTGTGAATATGATGTCAAAGCCTTAGTTACAGATGTAACTAATTCAGTGGCATCTGAAATTGCGTTGCTGTTATAGTAAACAGAACTATCAACTTCAACATAAAGATACTTAAGGTCAATAATTTCTGGTTTGATACCAGCAATCGAATATTGTTTAAGTTGCCTAGAGATATCATCCTTTGTAATTTGTGAAAGGAAAGAACCATTCTTGGGTTTGATGGAAATAAACACTTTTCCATACTCAGGTGGATCAAGTTCCTCTCCACCGTAGGAGGTCACAGATTCAACGTTAGGATACACGAAGGGAATTATACCTGTGTAGTCATTTGCCGTCACTGCACGGTATTGTGAGGAGTATATACGAGGTGCCAGGTATTTGATAGAACTGATATCTTCAATCGAGTCTCCATCTGCTGCAGGCTGTGAAGTTCTGACAACAGAAATACCAGAAGTTACAGGTAATCCTTGATCATCCTCTAAAACTCCAACAAATGAGAATTTTCTAGCCTCATTTCCGAGTTTTCCATTTGTTACAATGTAATTTACAGTAACTCTAGCTCCAGCAGGCGGTTTTTTACCTAAGATACCGTCTCCAAACAGAATTTCGTAATGTTCGTCTTCAATTTCTTGAATTAGGAAGAGTTTTGACGTAGCATCAACTCTTAAAATGTTATCATACAGTGTATAAATCTCTCTTGTCGTAGATTCGACTGTAACACGAATAGAAGTTGTGTCAATATTCGCATTTGGAAGAATAAATCTTTGATTTGGTTGAGAATAATCAATCTGAAAAGTTTTTTGAAGGTAAATTCCTTCGTAAATGCTCAAATTATTGAATCTTGCAACGTTTCCCTCATCAGTTGTAGCAACAAAGTCGTCTGGAATGGAAAAAATGTAAGATCCGCCCTGTTGAGAACCCAAGGCAACCTGTCCAGCCTTCAAAGTAACGATTCTAGTGTCATTATCTCGCATGTTGACAGAGAAATTGACCACTGCTCTAGCAGATCTAGTCGATCTAGGTACATATCCAATGTTTCTAGCAAGTGAAACGACGTTTTCACGCAAAGTCGCACTGTCAAGGAAACATTCATTGACTGCCATGTTGGTATTATAGGCAGTAATGTAACTGTTGTACGCTAAAAGGTCAATTAGAATCGAAAAGTTCGATCCTTCAAAGTCGAAATCAGAAAAATCAGAGTTCGTTCTAAGATAATCTTTGATTTGACCTCTAAGGTCAGCGAAATCTAAGTTTGTAAACTGGTTGAAAGACATTATATTCTAGTTGATTGGAGGATAAAGTCTACATTTTGTCTTATAACTGATAATCCGACAATATCATACCCAATAGTTACGTTTAAATCGTTGCTATCAATAGGATATGAGATTCGACAGTTAACATTATTGATTCTAGGTTCAAAGTTTTCTAATAAAACGTAAATATCATCTTCCAGATTGTATGCAATAGAGTCATCTGGATTCTCAAATAGACTATTTTCAATCTCACTTCCTAAAAGTGGGTTGAAAAACCTGTCTCCTAGCTTTGTTCTTACCAAATTTTCAACAGACCGCTTGATTGCATCCTCATTTGACAAAGCACCAATGTCACCTGTGACAGGATGCTTTGAAAAACTGAGACTAATATCCCTAAAATACTGTTTAGTGACTAACGGTTTGTCTATTTTTGGCATTATTCACTCAAATTTTGTTTTCTTTTCTCGTCATTAGCATCATCGCCAACAACTTCACGCAAAATGTCGTCCTTTTTTTCTGGCTTTTCGATAAAACCATCATCAGGAACCGTAAATTGTGTGTTTTTTAACTTCATCACGGACAAAATTATTATCATTATGTATTTAGACACAAAAAAAGACCCTTTTTGAGGGTCTTTAAAAGAATTTTGAGTGATTCTCAGCCAGCAGCTAGTGGAGACTGATTAGAATTGGTGTTTGCGGCAGCCTTTTTGCGAGCTTGAGCACTCACATCGTACTGACCTTTGACACTGCCACTCTTTAAACCAGCGCTTTCTACATTCAATGGTGACTTTGTAGGATCTGAATCCATAACTACTTACCTTTTTTTCTTTTATTTATCAATTTGAGCCCGTAATCGGTCTGGAGAGATACCTTCTGAGAGGTAAAACTCCAATCTGGTCTGTGCTTGATCCTTAGTAAGACCTACATCTTGCTTCGGATCGTTTACACACCACCCAGAAGTACCTAATTCGACTACCTTATACTTAATTTCCATTAGATAATCCTTGTTTTTTCATGTCCAACACGAATTTTTGGATCACACCAGATCTCATAACCCGCTTCTTTTGCATCCAAGCAGAAAGAAACGTCTTCTCCACACATATCTTGGACTTCTCCTGAGTCAAAGACTTGCATTTTAGGTGCAAACCAAGGATACTTCATGTCCTTGTTCTCAAAGACACCGTTCTTGATGAGCAACCAACCGAATCCAGTGTAGTCAACTGTGAAAGGTTTGCGACGACGAGAGATAGACTCAATAGTTTCGTGATTCATAACTCCACCATTCTTGGCAAAGTCCTCTTCTTCCAACCAATGTGCCACGGAAGTGGTCTTTCCATCCTCTGTGCAATACCAACCAGCTGCAATGTCCTTCTGCATCCATACCAAACGATAGAACTTCTCTGTATCAAAGACGATATCAGAGTCAATCCAGAGTTGATAGTCATACTTGAGTTTACCATCCCAAGGAATCTGGTCAGGTCCACGCAATACGTTAGCACCTAGGCACTTGCAACGTGCAAAGTTAACCATAGATGAGTAGTCTTGACTGATCTGAATTGAAGAGCCATTCTGAACAAGGTCAAAACAGAGTTGAACGAAGTTCTTGAGGAAGATATATGACACGCCTCTGCCAGGCAGACAGAAGACGATCGCTTTTCCTTTTGCTAATGCCTTTGCTTCCTCAAGATTAAAATCATCCTCAACCTTCTTAGTCTTGGGAGCGTTTGCTTTTACTGTAAATCCTTTAGCCATAACTTGTTGTCAGTACATAGTAAGTATACCACGGTCAAATCAATTTGTCCATAGTGTTATATTATATAGTTGTCAATCTGTGACTTCGTTTTTGACAACTCGAATCTCCTCATGACGCAGAGCATCATCAGGATAGTGTTTAAAATATTCGTTTAGATATTCCAGTTTATGTCTAATGTCACCTTCTGGAATATTTTTCATAATCTGGGCTTCCCCAATATACACATTATAAGTATTCATCTTCCCATTCTGCAAGCATGTCCTCTAAGTCTTTGCGAATGTCAGGATGATACAATAAATGTGTGTCGTTTTCCAAGCGGAACTGTAC